TTAGAGCAGAGGACTCATAATCCTTTGGTTCCAGGTTCGAATCCTGGTGGGCCCACCAAGTAGTCGGTGCATTTCGGTGGGGTTTTCGTCAGGTCTGCGTCGCCGAAACTCTCCGGTGCTCGTTCCCTTGGAGCGGAAAGCGCAAACCTTGTTGGCGATCCATGGCTGCACCTCCGACATGAACCGCAATGAAGCCTTGTCGACCTTGATCGGGGCTGGGAATTTCCTGCGGGATCTGATGCAGGTCCAGTCCATGCTGATGCCCGTCAGCTTGGACACGCGCTCCATTGACAGCAGTTCTTCCGACCCCGCAGCCAGACGCCTCTTGTTCTTCATCCAGTGCTTGGATGATGGATGACACAGCTCTTCCCGGTGAACCCACGAGTGCTCCGGACGGGCCCCGAACCCGCCACCACACCAGACAGTCATGCCATGCCTTCTCCGTCCGGGACCGCAACAGCTTTCCGACGCCCGTTTGATGCGTGGGTCGTCCTCCTGGTCCGCTTGCTCGGCATGTACTAGGGACGGTCATGCGAATGCCTCCCGTAGCCGAGCGATAGCCTGGTTGACTGTAATCCCAGCCTCGTCAGCGATGGTTTCGATTTGCTCGTTGGCATAATCGTCCCGCATCTTGCGCAACGCCTTGCCCAGTTCGGCATCGCGTTGACCATCCAGCAGTGGGGCGATCAGCGCGAAGAACTCGTCCGCTTGGTTGGTCAGCGCTTCGCCTAACAGCAGCGGCATGGCGCGGAGCTTGTCCAGCGCGGTTTCGTTGACTTCGAAGAAGTGGGGTTGCACATGCTCGAACGCCAATTGGGCGGATCGGCCCCGCTCATTGTGGGTCACTAGACTCATCTCGGCATCCCTTGGGCTCTGGATAAGGCGCGCAAGAACAATAGGTCAAACTATTGGCCAGTTCAATAGGTCTGCCTATTAAAATAGGTCTGCCTCGTTGAACGGCTAACGAGCCATTCATGCTGTGGGGGTGGCCCGATTGATCTCGGCGTCTGTTATGCAGATGGCCCTCGCACAACGGTGCTCATCTGAAGGCGATGCAGGGGCGACAGCTCCCGTCGTCGTTTGTTTGCGTATCGGCCGGACAACGCGTTGCCGGTCCAGTGTCAAGCAGTTGGTTGCGATCAGCATCGCGTGGCAGCAAGCTTCTTTCGGGCCAAGTCGCGGGCAGCGCGATACCGGATCTTCCGAGATCCGGCGCCAACTATGGAACTCGCCCCATTCGAGCTGTCTTTGTTACCCAAAGGGAGGCCCCGAAGGGGCCCGCCAGATCTTTCCGATGGGTCGTCAGGGCGAGGTACAAGTGACCTGGTAGCGCATGGAGGCCTTCATCTTTCGACACGATTCAACCGCCTGCAGCAAATCCTCCAGGTCAAGCGCGGTCAATCGGTGCGGCGATCACGCTATGTTTCGGCTGCAGCTATCCCGTGTTGTACGTATGCAGCGCCAACCTACCGGCTTCAAAGAAGATGAGTGCCAAAGAGATCAAAGCGGTCTGCTCGAATCTGGTCACGGCTCTCGATTTGATCATCCGTAGCGCGATCTAAGGATCCCGGCATCTTCAAAGCTAACTCCATCCCGGATGCAGTCCTGGGCTCGCTCAAGATCCTTGTGCAACTGCACCAGCGCGTCATCGTCCAGCTGTTCGAGCCCAGCCAGGCCGAAGCAGGCCTGGTCGATGACTTGCTGCATCGCGTGGCCCCAACGTCTGCGGATGTGGCGGATCATCTTCCTATGTGATTCGCGCTCAAGCTCACACATGCTCGGGGCAAGGAACAGCCCATCATTCTGGACAACCCGAAGATTCGGCCGTGCCTTGGGCTGCAGCCCCTCTTCGATGGCTGCCACCAAACGCCCAAACAACTCCTTATCTACCATCTCGAACCTCCCTACTCACGCCGTCGCAATAGTTCGGCAACCCGTTCGCCGAAGTCGATCACGTCAGCCGTTGAGGGTGAGGCCGGCAAGGCGCAAGCCAGCTGGTAAGCCTCCAACGTCTGGGCTGGGTGGGTTTCAGGGTCATAGACCCAGCCGTTCTTCTTCGCCACGTGGCGGAGCGCTGCAATCGACGTGGCTAGTTTGGTGGTATCGAATCCCACGGACTGCGACGGTGAGGCCACGCCTGTGCCGGTCATCAAGTACTCGACCGACGTGCCCAGGTAGCGGGCCGCGGCTACGGCATTGTCGGCCATGATCATCTTGGTCGCAGGCTTTGATTCGCTGTCGTTGAACCATTGCCAGACGGACGGCTGCGATTTGCCGCATGCCTTGGCCAGGCCCTGAAGGTTCAAGCCCTTGGCCGTGATCTGCTCTTGAATTCGTTCTGCCCACTTTTCCATTAGGTCAGCCTACAGAAACGAAAAATAGGTTCGCCTATTGACATACATATAGGCATACCTATACTTGCGGTCATGGACAGGCATCCAGACTCCGAAATCATTGACCGTCTCAGGGGTACTGCGGCTGCAGCTCGGTTCTGCGAGGCCTCCTCCCTATCCGTGAGCGAGTGGTGTCGCAACGGGAAGAGCATTCCCAAGGCCCGCCGTAGGTTTCTGGAACTTCTGAACCCAGAGGCATTCCGGTCATTTGCGTGTCCGCTGGAAGTCCGCCTGACATCAAGGCGCTCTGACAAGGCACATGACCCTGCTTTCGCCAATTCAACAGCTTGCCCGGATTCCAGTTCCGTGCCTGACGAACGCAACAGCACTTGTCGCATTCGCAGCAACGTTCATCACCGACATCAATGGATTGATTCATGCCCGTCACTCCCCTTCACGTCCGAAACAACGCAATCAAGTCCGGCTCAACGGCGTTCAGTGCCCCAGTCCCGATCGTTCCTCCGAATTTCAATGGAAGGCAGTCCGTCGTTCTTGTCCGCGAGCTGTCGCTGTCTGCCATCCCGTTCAAGGGCAATGGACTTCATGAAGACCAAGTCGCCTGAAGAGCTCTTCGAATCCATGAGGAGGCCCGTGGAGTCACTCTCATCTGGCACCGATCGAGCGCTACTCAAAAGTGCGTAGTTTTCCCGCATATGAATGGGCAGCAAGCAGTAGTCCACGCGGACCGGCCAAGGATGAGTCAACGCAATCAATTACCGAATGGCTCGGGCCGAGTTTCCCCTTTGAAGGGGCTCACGAATGATGGAAAAGGGTGATGCCAATGGCTGACGAATTCGAACGGGCAAGTGAGCTGGAAGAAACCCAGCGACAAGAGGCGATTGCCCGCGTGCTTGCGCGCAAGCCAAATGGGCGCAAAGTCGTCTTGATCTGCGTTCACTGCGAGGAATTTCCACGTGTCGCCGGATCTGTCCACTGTGAGCGTTGCGCTCTGGAGCTGTGTGATGAGCCTGATTGAGTTTGCCGTCGCAGTGCGCAGAGCGCTGAGAACGCCGTGCTGTGGCAACACGCTGTGCCCACTCTTGGAGGCGCGGGGCTCCACCGCCATGGATGGGATCGATCTGCAAACCTACAACAGCCTCCGTTTCGCCAGAATGCATGAAGCCCAGTTGCTTGATGCATCACCTCTGGCATTGGAATTGAGGGGCTGAGAATTGGTGAATCAATGGCTTCTTATGTACGTCGATTTCGCCACTGACCAGAAATCAAGATGGTAACTGAGCGCATATCACGTCGCCCGCTTCTCAGGATGGAAGCGACGCATTTCGATGTATCGCGGATGTTGGCCTGGAGGGCTTCTCGTTGTATGTCCGTGAGCACGGACGCGCTCCGCTCGATGAAGGCACGCGAGGTGAGGGGCGAAGAAGCCGCAGATTCGACCAGCGCTTACTACCCGCTCGGGCCAACCGTGATGTTTGCATTGGGCATTGAGCTTGAAAAAGCCATTGTGGAGTTTGAATGCGGTAATGAGGAGAAGATAGATGACTGACCCCCGCAAATACCTCTCTCGGCTTAATCCAGCCACCATGCGCTTCGATGCGAGTCGGGGTGGTGGCCTGCCAGAACTGACCAGCATTGATGTCGCCGGAGCCTTGGGTATGGTGCCCGCCGGGCTGGGGCGAGATCTGATGGAGTTGTTGTATGGACCGGATCCCAGCAAGCAGGATATCTACCGGGTGTTCGAGCGAGTCTGCAAGCTGGCGATGGATGAGTCCTATCTGCGGGTTCGGGTGCACTGCGAGGCCAGGACACTGTGGGGGCTGTCCGAGTCCTTGGCCGGTTTCCACCAGAACAGGACGGTCGCGACTCGACACCATCTGGCTGAGTTGAAAGCGAAGATGCAGGACGCACGGAACAGGCTTTGGCCCGACCGGCTTCATGAAGTGCTGCCCATTCTGGTTGGGCTGTTGATGGGCTTCATGAAGGGCGAGCGTCTGAGCTCCAGGGAGCGCGCTCGCCGCTTGGGAATGGATGAGTCCACCTACCGTGAGCGATGGTCAGACGTTTACGAATGGCTGCTGTCGAAGATGCTGGATGCAGAGCAGGAGGCCGCCAAAGCCTTCGGCAAAGCCCTTCGACAGAACGTCGCCTAGTGCGGGGTTGTGGCCCCCGCAACATCTCCGGATAATCCCTATCATCGCGAACAACCCATGCCCCGGACACCCAGGGCATGTTGTTATTCCGCCACGAACGGTCGTGGTATCTGCTGAGTATGGATGCACAAGGTGAAGTAGGACGAAAGGCCCTGTAGTTGTGGCCTTTATTGGTCTCCCGAGTGAGCTGCTGCTGGCGGCTATGACCATCTTGGTACATCGCAGAAGACTCGATTTTTACCGTTCGACATGTCTGGCTTTACTCAGACAGGCTGCGTGTGCATTCCGTTCACGAATGAGGCGATCCCGCACGTCAGGCAAGGTTGCCCAAGCGGGGCACGACCAGTACGCATGCGAGTACTTCGCGCCGTATGCCGGGGACGGTGGCGTCGCTCAGGCAAACGAAATCGTGGGAATCGAATTCCCGTAACAGATCACCCACGGGGGAAGAGTGTCGAATCTGGACTACATCGTTAACCGGGTAGTCGGCCCCGGTCTTGCTTTCCTGCCGACGAAGATGGACTCGAAAAAAGCCCGCTTGATGCTGCTTGCTATCGGACTCCAGGAATCGCGCTTTAACCATCGCAGCCAGATCGCTGGTCCGGCGCGCGGATTCTGGCAGTTCGAGAAGGGAGGGGGCGTCCGTGGAGTTCTGGCCCATCAGGCGACCAAATGGCTCGCTATCGATGTGTGCCGGGAGCGGGGCGTTGATCCGGTTGAATCAGTAGTCCACCCGGCGCTGGAGAAGGACGACCTTCTGGCCTGCGCCTTCGCACGACTGCTGCTCTACACCGATCCGTGCCCGCTCCCGGCACCGGGTTACGTCGCTGCCGCATGGGACTACTACATTCGCAACTGGCATCCAGGAAAGCCTCATCGCCAAGCGTGGGACGCTATGTATGCGAATGCATGGGAGGCGATTCAATGACCCCGGATATGGTTCCCAAGAACCTGCCGGAATGGCTTCTCCTGCTCGCCGCCTCAGCTGCGGGATGGTTCACCGGCAAGCTTGGCCGGAAGCGTGATGATCAGATGATCACCACCGAGTCCCGACTATATGAAACGGTGCGACAAGAGTTGGACCGACTGAGCACGAAGGTCGAGAAGCTCGAGCGTCGCAGTGGCCGGATGCTGAATCACATTTACCGGCTGGAAGGGCTGATGCGAGCCGCAAATCTGGAGCCGCCCCCCTTCGATCCTGATGCAGATCATGTCCAGGACGACGTCGGCTGATGGATATCCGCACTTCCGATGCCGTCCAGCAGGAGAGCCGGTCAGGCACCGGCTGTTCATCCGTAGCTTTTGAGACATTGAATCAACTGATCATTGATGATCCGCATGTGATGGGCAGCGGCGAATTGTGGATTGACCCCAGAGTCTCCGCTGATGATTTCCACCCAGACGGAGATGCATAACGGCCAGGGCACCGAAGGCGTGGTGTTTTTGTCTTTGCTGCGATCCGAGTATCAAGTTGGATAGTCGCCCGCATATGCGCGGCGGTGTTCGCTTCCATCGGGTAAGCCTGTAGTCCGACTTCGTCGGGGTACGGGCCTATCCATAACCAGCAGCCGCTATGAAGCGGCTTTTTTTACGCCCGAAGGAGGGCGAAACGATGACTGATGAAACTGTCCAGACTCAAGGGACTGAACTGTTCTTTGTTGACACGATCACTACCCCGGGGGCTCCCCGGCTGGTGAAGCTCGATTGCCCCACGGGAATTACCGGTATGGGGGGCGGTGCATCCACGCAGATCAGCACCACTTGCCTGGGGAACAAGGTGGGTGAGACTTCCAAGCCGGGCCTCAATCAGGTGGCGTCCTTGTCGGTTCCGTACAACTTCAAGCCGGGTCGGGTCTCCCACCGACTGCTCACGAAGATGCAGGAATCCAAGCAGGTATTCCACTGGATGGCTTGCTTGTCCGATGGTATCTCCCCGCCGGTTCTGAAAGCCGACGGCACGCTCAGCGCGCCCGAAGACCGTACCTCCATCGAGTTCGATGCCTATGTGGATACCAACACGCTCGACATCGCTACCAATGAGATCGTGCGTGGCACCGCTAGCCTGACCCAGCAAGCCGAAGGTCAAGTGTTCCATTGGAATGGCGCCGCTGTGAACAACGCAGATGTGATCGCACCGGCCGGCCCGTAACTTAAATCATCCGCGCCGGCCTCCTGAAGGCCGGCGCTGCATAGGAAACCCATGCAGAACATTCCTGATTCCATGTTTGTTTCGGACGGTACCCAGAAGCGTCCGATCAAGCTGCCCGACGGCTCCAGCCACGAATTCAACTTCCGGGAGCTGCCCAGCACTGACTTCCGCCGGATCATCCAGATCGAAGCCAGTCGTGATCCGGAGGAGCGGGCATCGGCCTGGGCACTCGCCATCTCATTGTCCATTGTGGATGAGGAGGGCAACCGCGTCTTGACGATGGAGCGCGCAGCCAAACTGAAGCCGTCGGTATCCGTTGCAATGTGGGCGGTCATTACCGAGCTCAATAAGTTCTCGGGAAAAGCTCATTCGTCGCCCGAGGCGGCGAATGGTTCCGATTCCAGCTCGCCCTGAGCCTTGGGAAAACCCTCGGGGAGATCGATGCCATGCCGCAACGCGAGTTGCACGGCTGGCGTGAGTTCTTCGTCCTGTATCCATTCGATGACTACCACCGATTCCACAAGCCAGCTGCGCTGATCGCCGCAGTAATTGGGGGCAACTTCGACAGGCATATGGCATTTCTTTCACCCCGCCCATCAAGCGAGAGTGATGCAGACACTCGCACCTTGGCCGCATTTGGCCTGAAGAGGAAATAGGAGTCCGGAATATGGCAAATGGAGGATCAATCGTAATTGAAGTGTTGATCCGGGCCGACTCGTTCGTCACCAAAGCGGATCACGCAGATAAGGCGATAAAGAAGCTGAAAGACTCAGCAAAGGATCTCCATACGGAGGTCAAGGCGATGGGACCAGCCCTGGGAAAGGGATTGCTCTCCGTTGCGTCGTCGCTGACGGACCTTCTTGATTCATCCATCGAACGCATGGATGAAACAAGAAAAGCTGCCCGGCTGATGGGCATGTCTACTGAGGACCTCTCGAAGCTTGCATATGCGGCAAGCTTCGCAGATCTCAGCGTCAAGGATCTGCAGTTAACGATCAGCCAGCTCACCAAGGCCCAAGCTGAGGCACAGGATCCCAGCAGTCAGCAGGCAAGAATCTTTGATGCGTTGGAAATCAGCATCAAGGACGCGAATGGAGAGTTACGCCCAGCCATTGATCTTCTGTATGACTTTGCGGATGCATTCAAGGCCCAGAAAGGCACGCCAGAAATGGCAGCGGCTGGTATCGCGATTTTTGGCAATGGCTTTCCTTCGCTCATTTCTCTGTTGGAGGACGGATCGAAAGGGTTACGCGATGCCGGGATTGAAGCGGCGTCCTTTGGTCAGGTCATCTCCGGAGAAGCTGGGGCAAATGCCGAGGCTTTCAATGACAACCTGGCGCGGATGAAGGTTTTCGTCCAAGGAGTGGGGAATGCTGTAGCGGCGGATCTTCTCCCGGATCTCCTGAGTATGTCCGGTCAGCTCCTGGACAGTGCGAAGACGGGCGAGAAACTGAACGAGGTGGCCAGCACGATCGCGGGCGGACTTCGAGTGCTCGGGACCGCGGCAAGCTACATCGCTAAGGGATTTGAAGTTGCCGGAGCGGCTATCGCCGCTTCGTTGGCAACTGCGCATGCCGGATTTCTGTTGCTGAAAGGTGATTTCAGAGGCAGTGCCGAGATGTTCGGGATGGGGCAGAAAGGTCTGATTGACTCTGTCATTGGAGACGCAAGCGGCAGTAAGCCTGCCGCACAGGTCAAGAACGCCGCGAACCTCGCCGATGATGCGATGGGATTTTTGACCGGTATCCGCGAGCAGGCAGATGCTGAGAAGCGCGGGAAACAGCAGGCTGGTGCGCTTCGGACAGCGCTGAGCCCTTCGGGAGGCCGAGGAAGGAAGACGGCGGATGATGGGCAGATGCGCGCCGCGGGTGATCTTGAAGGGGCGTATGCCCGGCTGAATGCTCAGTTGGATGAACAGATCGCCCTTCATGGAAAAGTTGGTGCTGCGGCAAGACTTGAGTATGAGCTGACCATGGGCTCACTGAAGGGTCTCGGCGATGTCGAGAAGGATGGCCTTCGACAGAAGCAGGCCGTGATTGATCAGCTGGACGTGCAGGCAGAGCAGGTTGAAGGCCAGTCGGCTGCTGAGAGAGATCGTAAACGTGCATTCGAGGGAAAGAAGGCTGAACTTGAATTCGAGCTGAAGCTGTTGGGGCTTTCCAATGAGGAGCGGGAGAAGGAGAAAGCTCTTCGGGAGTTGGGAATAGAGGCGGCGGAAGAAGAAGGAAAGATCCTGGTCACATTGAAAGATGCCTTGAACGATAGATCCAAGGCGATGGCCGGACTCATAGGCCTCCAGGACGAGATGCGCGGCAAATTCGCCGAAAGCTTCAGCGATGTCGTACGCGGGACGGAGAGCGCAAAGGATGCGCTGGACGGCTTCTTTGATTCCATGGCAAGCAACATCCTGAAGATGATTGCTGAAAACTTCACCGCATCCCTGTTTGGGGAAAAGGGTCAGAACGGTGGCGGGCTTCTTGGCGGTCTGATGTCGAAGATGCTCGGCGGAGTTGCCGGTGATGGTGGTACGTCCGGCGGAGGGTTCTTCTCGAGCATTGCTTCCGGCATCGCTGGAATGTTTGGGGGTGCAAAGGCAACCGGCGGTGACGTGCTCGCCGGGCGTGGGTACTGGGTTGGCGAAGAAGGGCCGGAGTGGTTTGAGCCACGTGGAACCGGATCCATCATCCCGGTTGCTGCTGCCATGGCAACAGGCCGGGAGGGTAGGCAGATCGTGCAGAACTTGAATGTGACCGTGGCAGGGCGGCCCGACCGAAGGACGCCGATGCAGATCGCCAGGGAAGCGGGGAGAGAGTCGTCAAGGGCAATGGCGAGGAATGGCCGATGAGCGGGTTCATTGATACACGTTTGCCGCAGAGCGTCGCGTACGGGTTCCAGGGCGGTCCGGAGTGGAACACGGCCATTGTCGAGCTGGACAATGGCGGCGAGGTGCGCAACGGCCAGTGGAAGTATCCAAAGATGCGGTACAGCGCATCCTTCAACAATCTCTCGGCTGCAGGTCAGCGCGAGGTGATGGCAGCGTTCTACGCTGTGCGGGGACGGCTCTACGCTTTCCGCTTCAGCGATCCGATGGACAATGAGGCGCATAACGAGCCGATCGCGCCCAACATTGGAACGTCCGATGCCGTGCAGCTGGTTCGCTCCTATCGACTTGGACCGGAGGCCGTGACGAGGCGCATTCAGGCCATCGTTTCCGGCGTGGTCCGCGATTCGTCGGGTGCCGCGGTTGCGGGTGCTCTGGACTCGGGACGAGGGTTGTTTGTTCCCGCTTCGCCGTGGAAGGACGACGACTACACCTGGTCCGGTGAGTTTGACGTATGGGTCCGCTTCGATAGTGACCACAACGCTTTCACTCTCGGTGACCTGGACGCCCATAGCGCGGACATTGAGCTGGTGGAGGTACGCCGATGAAGCAGATCCCTATACAGCTGCAAGCGCACCTCCGCGAGCCAGCCACCACGTGGTGCTTTCTCCTAAGGGTTGCCTGTGTGGGCCGATGGGAGGGCGTGGTATTCGGCTTCACGACACTGGATGTGGACCTTTCCTATGACGATGGAGCGGGGCTCATCGCCTACCGGGCAGAAAATGGCTTCAAGCCTGAGCGCATCCAATCGGCCGCAGACTTTGGTGTAGACAACACCGACCTGATGGGATGGGTGGCCGCGACCGGCATCACCGTCGAGGAGGTGTCGGCCGGCCTGCTGGACTATGCGGAGGTGACGGTCTACCGGGTCAACTACATGGACCTCTCGCAGGGGCATGAAGTTGTCATGTTCGGAACCTGCGGGCAGACCAAGTGCCATGGCAACGCCTGGGTGACCGAGTACCGATCGCTGATGCAGCAGGCGAAGCAGACCATCAGCACGGTGTATTCGCTGACCTGCAGAGCCGGATACGGCGACGAGCGTTGCGGCATGCGGTTCGTATGGACGGACGGCGTTGTCACGACGGAGGGCGATGACCCCGACCGGGTATTCACTGCGAGTGGGTTGGCCGGGGCTGCAGGATTCTATGACCTTGGGATCCTCCAGTGGCTCACCGGGTCAAACGTCGGGCTGGAAAGCGAGGTGTTCAGCTTCGAAGCTGGCGGCCGCATCCGCCTGGCACTACCGGCCGGCTTCGACATCAAGGCTGGCGACACCTTCCGCATCCGACAGGACTGCGACAAGACGTTCACCACGTGCAAGCAGAAGGGCAACGTCCTGAACTTCCGTGGTGAGCACCTTACCCCCGTATCAGACACGTCCCTTTCCGTGCCTGGTGCCTACGTCCGCTCGGTGGATTCCACATGACATACCCAATCGAACAGGCGCGGGCGCTCATCGGCGTGCCGTGGTGCCACCAGGGCCGGAACCCCGCAGTCGGCATCGACTGCGCAGGCCTGCTGATCCTTGCCTTCGACGTGCAGGCTCCGACGCCGAACTATGGGCGCAATCCGTGTCATGGACTCCTTGAGGCGACCATGGAGGGCCTGCTGGGGGCTCCGCTGGAGGAGGGGGCCGAGATGCGCCCCGGCGACGCCGTGGCGATGGCCTACGGCGGGCCGATCCGGCATTGCGGCCTGATCGCCGATGACATCCATGGCGGGCTTTCGTTGATCCACACGGACAGCATCCTGGGGCGCGTTACAGAGCATCCCCTTGATGAAAAGTGGCTGCGGCGAATCCGGCGCGTATACAGGCGGGGTGCCCGGTGAGCGGATCAACTATCGGCGGTGTCGTTGGCGGCGTCGCTGGCGGAATAATCGGGTTCTACTCCGGCAATGCGGTCCTTGGTGCACAGATTGGCTTCTCCATTGGCTCGTCCATCGGCGGATATGTAGACCCTGTGCAGGTCAAGGGGCCTCGGCTCACCGATGCGATGAGCCAGACATCGACAGTTGGCGGGGTGATCCCATTCGGATATGGGCGATTCGTGACGGGTGGAAATCTCATCTGGTGCGACCGCCTGATTGAGCACGTCAAGCGGCAGCGCCAGGGCAAAGGCGCAAGTTCGAAGGCCACGACCTACACGTACACCCGCAGCTATGCGGTCGGAGTCTGCCAAGGCGAGATTTTCGGATTCCACTGGATCAAGCGGAACGGGAAGAAGGTCTACACGTCCGATCCAGCTGCCACGGCCGAGGAGAAGGCTTACAGCGCCAAGTGGCTGGGGAAGGTCACGCTCTATCGCGGCGGTGAGTCGCAAATGCCCGACTCAACCATCGTGGCGGTTGAGGGGGCCGGGAATGTCTCTCCGTTCCGTGGCCTTGCGTACATCGTTGTCGAGAACGACGACCTCACGGACCTGTCTGGCGCTGTTCCACAGTATGAGTTCTGCGTCATCGCGACGCCGCCAGAGGCTTATCTAACGAGCAAGCCATACCCGCAGGAGGAGAACACCAGGCTCGGTCGGTCATTCAGCTTCGGCGATGCGTCGATTCGTGACCTGCTGAAGGATGCAGGAGATCAGCAGGAGTCCCTGTGGCCGGCCTTTGGCCTGGGCAACGCCGTGCTGCGACCGCCGATTGCTGATGTTCCGCTTACAACGGAGCTTCTGGCGAGATCTATCACCCTTGGCAGTGCCACGTTGCGGGCACCAGTGGTTGACCTGGGCAGCGCTACTTCCCGTGCAGGAAAGACCTTTGCCCTCGGTAGCGCTCTGATCCGGAACGCGGTCATTTCAACCGATCAATCCAACTCGCCCGAGAAAATCGGGAAATCCATCTCGTTCGGAGACGCGAACCTATATGCACCCTAACAAGATTATCAATCCGTTGCCGATGGGCATTGAAATGGACGGTCGTTTCCGCATTGAGAAGTTTCGCGGCGACATCTGCACCTATTCCGGCCCGGAAGTCGGGAATCTGTTCCTCATCAATGCTCTTGACTACATGATGTCGAATAGCGCGACGAATGCCCTGAATCCGGTGGGTGTCATCTTCGGCGCTGGGAACATCACTCCCAACGAGAGCCAGTCAACCTTGCAAAGCCGTATCGGTACGAGCGGAGCAGCCACAAGCGTCAGTTCGACGGTGACGGCATATCCTTCTGCGCCAGTTCCATACGTTGAGCATGTACAGGTTTGGCAGAGTGCTGAGGGCGCTGTTGTCGGGAACATCGCAGAACTCGCGCTCGCTGTTGGTAACATCGCCACTCCAACGCGGCTTAACACTCGCGCATTGGTGAAGGATGTCGCAGGCAATCCGACAACGGTGACGGTAGCCAGTGACGAGTTCATCCGGGTGACGTACGCAAAAAGGTACTACGCGACGATTGGGGTAACTGGCGTGCTGAACATTGCGACGCCAAGTGGGCCGATTGCACTCGATTATGAAATCCGTCCGGTAATGATGGAGAGCAGTTTCGTCTGGTACAAGGACGTCGCCGACCTGCCGACCGGCCTGCTGTGCCTCGGCGGTGGTACCGGCAACTTCGTGCTGCGCGGTGGCTGTGGTGTTTCAGCCGAGAATGACTTCAGGGCTGTGGATGCATCGACTGGCACGACGGCGGATGCAAATCGCTTCGAGATGAAGACGCTGGGCGTCTATACGCCAGGATCAAAGACGCGAACTGACGTGATTCGGCTTTCGCTGCTGAACGGGAACATCGCCGCACCTGGAATTCGTTCCATCTTCATCGGTCATGGTCATATCGGTGGTGCCGCACGGAACATGATTCATCAGGTTCTGCTGAGCGGTCCTTTCCAGAAACTTGGCTCTCAGATCTTTGACCTCCCTGTGACAACCACAATGGGTAACGCAGTATGATTCCTGGCGACGAGCTTTCTACAGCCGCAGTTATCAGCGGGTTCTCGTTCCCGGTAAAAGGCCCGTCCTCGGAAGACAAGGCGATTGCGTATGAGCTGGGAGGGGTTGCGTTGAATGACCCCTCCCAGGGGCTCGCGGTAAAGCTCTGGACGGCTAAGCTTGAGATCGACAAGGAGACTGGCGTTGGGAGCGTCTACGTTCAGGCCGCTGCCGTGGTCAAGACGCTTCTCTTCTCAGGCATGGGTATCGATGAGATCGATGTCTGCTTTGACCAGAACATGAACCCGTTCGTTGCTTACATGCAGAGCGGGCAAGGCAGGTTCTATTGGTACAACCCAGTGGTCGGGGGCATGGATCATACGGACCTGCCGGCAGGATGCTATGACCTTCGGTGTAGCCTTGACGAAAAGCGGCCTTTCAACATCGCCGAGTCTGACATCGTTCTAAGCTACATCCGAGCGGGCAATCTCTGCATGCGATACCAGCGCGATAGGTTCACGGTTGAGCACGTGCTTCGTGACGACCTTGGGCCTTCCGTTCGGCTGGTGAGCATGGCGATGAATCGCGGTTCGCGACTGCAGTGGAGGTTGAGGAACTACCGCAGGACGGATGACCCTGGCGCGCTCCAGGCCGCTGATCCGTTCGTGGCAGACGTGATCGATGACCTCTATCGCAGATCGGGGGTCGCGGTTCAAAGCATCGACACGAGCGGGCTGTTCGGCACGACCACTGAGGGATTCAAGGTTGCAAGCGAGGGCGGGGCGGACGTGATGGTCCAGTCCTTGCAGGCAGCGTTCTTCTTCGATCCCGCCGAGTCGGACAAAAAACTCAGGGCGGTCCTGCGTGGAAGTGATCCGGCGCTTTACGTTGACAGCGATGCCCTTGTCGCGCGTGACGACGATGCGCTCACCATCGACCGTGTGCAAGAAGCGGAGCTGCTGCGCAAGGTGAACGTGACGATGGTGGATAGCTCCATCGACTATACGACCAACAAGCAGACGGCAGAGCGGCGCAGCACGACCGTTAACGCGAAGGCTGAGTCTTCGATTGAGATCCCACTGACAGCATCACCAGACTTCCACGCTACTGTCGCCATGCGGCGGCTCAACGTCGCGTGGGGCGAGATGGAGACGTACGAGTTTGAGCTGCCCATCGCATACAGCGCGTTGGTCCCTGCGGATGTGATCGTCCTCACCGACAAGCGTGGCAAGGCGTATAGGATGCGGCTGTTGGAGATCGAGGAGGACGGTGGAACACTGATCGTCAAGGCATCCAAGGATTCCCCTTGGATCTACGACGCCAAGGCGGTGGGGGTGAGGGCAGAGCCTCCAACTTCCACTACTCCCGGGCTCGTGGGCGATACCATCGTGGCTGTGCTGGATATTCCGGCGCTGCGTGACCAGGACGATGAGCTGGGCTACTACGTCGGCGCTCGCGGTACTGGCCGCGGATGGCGCGGTGCTGAGATCCAGATGAGCACGGATGGGGGTGTGAGCGTTGGCCAGTCGGTTCAGGTGGGCGTTCCGGCAGTCATCGGCGTGACCGCCACGGACCTTTTGCATGAAGTGGGTTCAGAGTACCTGTCGCAGCAGCGCATCACCGTCGTTGTTCCTGAGCCATTGGAGTCCATCGACTACGAGCAGTTGCTGCGCTACGGGAACAAGGCGGCAATCCGGCGCGCGGATGGCAGCTGGGAGGTTCTGCAGTTCCAGACTGCAACCCAGCTCAGTGAATCCACATTTGAACTGTCCGGCCTGGTTCGCGGCAGGTACGCCACTGCACCGCTCGCCGTGCCTGCAGGCGCCATGTTCGTGTTGGTCGATGACTCGCTTGTCTTCGTCCAGGTGCAGCAGTGGATGACAGGAACGACGATCTCCCACCGTGGTGTCAGCTACGGCCAAGACAGCGACGAGATCGATTGGTCATCCTTCGCTGTCGATGAGCCGAAGAGCCAACAGGAGTGGCCTGTTCACTACGTCAGGGCAGTGAGGAACAGTTCGAACGCCGTGACGGTCAGCTGGATTGGCCGTGGCCGGCTCGGCGTGGAGTCTGCCCCGCGTCAAAGCAAGTATTTCGCCGGGTACAGGGTCACGTACAGCGACGGGTTCATCGTTGACGTGACGAACCCAACACATACCCGGGCCAGCACGCCAAGCGGCGTGACGGTTACCGTGGCCGCAATCAACACCATTACCGGGCCTGGCCCGACCAGTGAGGCTATTCCAACATGA